AGCGTATTACACCACTCGCCAACGTCGCACTCCAAACCGCCGCCACGACTGCTCGTATGTTGGCTCAACAACAGCTGAACAACCTCGACATGCAGCAAGGGACGATGGACGGGCGCCTCTTCCAAGTTTGGACAGCTGAGATTGACGCCCAGGCGAAGCGTTATCAAATGATTCAGCTTGGCTCCGTCGACGCTTGGACAGGCATCTTCTACTACATCAAAGGGTTGCACTCAGACGAGCTTCGCAATCCCGAAACGAGGAAGAAGAAGTACAACTTCCTCGAGTCGGCCGCATCCACCTCAACGCAACAGACTCAGCAAGACGGGGTGAAGAAGACCGGGGCCGACTCCTTGACGGATGCCGAGAAGCACGTCGCAGACAAGATGGGAGTCAAGTACGAGGACTACGCCAAGCGAAAGGAACAAATGCAGTTCGTTTCTGCATAGACGACCATGTCAACACCTCCAACAATTACGAACAAGAACCTGCCTCCGCCTCAGCAAGCGACTGCTCATCCATCGATTCAACCTCCTTTGGAGAAAGAGCTGTCCTACCAGGACATCGTCGCAAAGCCTCTCCGACCGCCCAACTTCATGAACCTCAAGCCGAAGAACCCTAACATGTCGTTGTTCTTTGGCAACCGTGCAGTCGGGGAGAAAGAGTCGGGGATGAGGTTTGACCAGCTCATTACGATGGGCTTTCGAGCGGCCGTTCCATCCGAAGTGCTGACGATGGACGGCAAGGCAGTCCCACCGTCGATCATCCGAGATGGTCGTATCATGTTTGGCGACCTTATCCTCCTTATCATACCGAAGGCGGACTACATCGGCTCGCAGAAGTGGAACGAACAGACGGCCCGCCTTCGTGTCAAGAAGCCTGGTGTCAGTATCGAAGGTGACACTCAGGCGGCTGACGGTCGTATCTCCCCGACAGCTGTCTTGGACAATGTTGTGAATCGTAGTCGAGGTAAGGTGGCTTCTTACATACCTCAGCTCGCCGAGGTTGACTCAAAGACAGCCGACAACTCAGGCCCGGTGAACCTAGCCGAGAAGTAGGACAAGTTTTGACGCGCCCCACGTCAAATATGTTAACAATGTTAACAGTTGTAGAAACAAAACCGGAAAGGAGACTCAATGGCTTCAGCTGAGATTCACAGCATACAGACTGTAAGCGGTAACCAGCCTCGTATGCGCAGACTCCCAGAAGAAGCCGGGCAAGTGTTTTTGCCCGGTACTCCTGTGCAATTAGCCGCCGGTGACGGGGGCGTAAAAGCATGGGACGGCATTACCGTAGCATTCGGTATTGCCGGCTTCTCGAAGGAGTTTGGCAACAACCTAGCCGCGCTCGGTATCACGCCGACCGCTGCTGTCAACCCAACGCCGCAACCTTCGACTGGACAGGCCGTACCGTTCCAGCCGTTGGCTGTGTCGATTTCAAGACCGTTGTTTCGAGATGGTCGGCAAGGCTTCGAGGTAGCGGTGGCTGACACCGTTTTCCTCGGGCAAGTCGGCCCGGCTCAGTTTACGCTTGCTTCAGACGTGGGCAAGCAGTATGGACTGACGCTCGATGCAGACGGACACTGGTACGTAGACAAGACGAAGGTCGGCGCGAACGCAGTTGTTGAGATAGTGCGACTCGACCCGAATGACCAAAACCCAATCGGCGTTACATCCCGCGGAGTGTACTTCATCGTCCTTCCCGCCGCGGCTCAACTGGTGGCCTAACGATGACTATGGTACGTGGTCAGTTTGCGCAGTTGATGGCTCCAGGATTACATGACGAATTTTTGCATTGGGTCGATTTGCTGCAGAGGGACGAGGAATATAGTCACATATTCCACGTTGAAACCTCGAAAATGGCTTATGAGGATGAGGTAGAATTCGCTGGGTTGCCTCCTCTCGTGGAGAAGCCTGAGGGAGAAGCAATCTCCTACTCCGACGCGATTCAGGGTGGCTCGAAGAGATACCTCCACTTGACTTATGGTTTGGGTGTGAGGTGTAGCTTTGAGTTGTACGAGGATGACCAGTACAACGTGATTAATCAAGTTCCGAAGGCTTTGGCACGCTCTGCTCACTTCATTAAAGAACAACAGAGCTTCAACGTCTTTAATCTTGGGTTCACGACCGTTACCACAACGGATGGTATTAGTCTCTTCAACACGAGCCATCCTCTTCTTGGAGGTCCGGCAGCAACGTCGGTTGCTCCAGGAATTACAAACATCATCGCGGCTCCTGGAACCTATCCCAACAGGCCCCTCGTTGACGTCGACTTGAGTTTCACGGCGATTCAGTTGATGGTTAACTTCTTCGAAAGGCTGCCGGATAGTCAAGGTTTGCCAATCACAATCAAACCGAGGACTGTTATTATTCCTCCCGAACTGAAGTGGATTGCTCGTGAGATTTTGGGTTCTCCTCACAAGCCTTACACTGCTGACAATGAGATCAACGCTGTCCTTGCCGAGGACCTTCAATACTTTGTTTGTCATTACCTAACCTCACAGAGTGCCTGGTTCGTGATAGCAGACAAAATGGCTCACAGACTGAAGTATTTTGTGCGCCACGAACTCGACGAGGATTTTGCTGACGACTTCGATACGAGGTCGATTAAGCAAGTCTCCTTCATGAGAATTTCTGTGGGAGCTACAGTTTGGGAAGGGACATTCGGTTCCAACGGCCCTTAGTACTAGTACTACCTAAGTGCTTTGTTTGCAATAGGTACTAGGTCTTGACCTACATGCTACAATTAAGGTAGCGCAATCTGGAGGCGCTCCTTAATGACGTATCAATGCAAACACTGCAAAGAGGAAAAAGATGAGAAGGAATTCCCTCACGAGAACGGCAAGATTAGAAGATATACCTGCTGGTCTTGCCGTTCGAAAAGGGAGACAGCTCAAAACAAAGTCAGACTTCTTGCTGAGTTTGGCTGGAAATGTCAGTGCTGCGGAGAAGCAATGCCTCAGTTTTTGACTCTTGACCATATCAAAGGAAAAGCCTCGATGGGAGAGGCTCCCGATTTGCCAAGGATGTATTCTTGGTTAAATGCAGTGAAGAAAGGTTTCCCGAAAGATGAATACCAACTTCTTTGCATGAATTGTAACTTTGCTAAAGGTCATTATGGTGTCTGTCCTCATCAAACTGGTACGACAATTCAAGCCGAGGTCGAGAAACTAATTACAACTGCGTCTACTGTTTTTACAAGTAGACATGCTACAGAATCTCAGCTACGAGCTCTCGATGCGGGACGGCATCTTGGCCCTATTGCTCGTTGGGGAGAAAAAGAAGACAATGCGGGTCAGCTTCTCGGCTTAACCGAAGAACAATTTTCTCAGTTAAAGGAGATACTAAAAAGTGAAAAGAATTCTAGCTAGTCTGCTTCTTTTGTTTTTGTGTGCTCTGCCGAGCTTCGGGCAAATACCCGGAGCTTCGCAGAGCTTTCAGGAGTTCAACATTGCCGCCCCGCCGACAGTTGCGGTTGGTCAAAACTTCTCAACCGCGACAGCAACAGGCGCCTCTACAGCTTTGACAGCAGGGGCTGTTGCCGCAGGGTCGTATCGTATTTGCGTGACTTTCTTCACACTCGCCAATACAGAGACACCCTGCTCGGTGGACACAGCGGCTACGTCGGTTATTACGACAACCGGCTCAACCTCGACCGTTACTATCTTCCCTCCTACCTCGGCCCTCGGCGGACAGGCGACATCCCTTGTTGGATGGCGTCCGTATGTCGGAGCGTCGGGAGGTGCTGCGGCGGCTGAGACGCTTCAGACGATTAACGCAACGGTTTGTACGCTCAGCGCAAGCTCAACACCGAGTTGCTCGTTGAACAGTCCGGCGACGTTTACAGCGTCGACGAACTTTACGGGCGGCTCAGGTGGACCAGCGGCTCCTGGAACGGCGTTGCAATGGCCTCTTTCAAACGCGGCTAACATGGCGTTGTTTGAGAACGCGCAGTATCCCACTGCAATCCTCAACTGGGTAGTCAGCGGAACCGCTCCGACGGCTTGTACGATTCAGTTGCAAACTGGTGCGACGGTGGCTGGCCTCGCCAACGCGGGTCAATCCCTTACCTGTACCGCGACTGGGAGTTATGCTTTTCCCTCGGTTGCTTTGCAGAACTTCATCGCACCTTCGTTGACAGCTTGGACAGGAGCCTCTAACGGAACGTCGGTGGAGAACTTCACGATAACCGTGTTACCGTATCCCTTGTCGAACTACTGGGGTCCGGCGACACCAACCTCGGCTTGCACAGCGGGGACAGGGTTGTTTACTGTCGTTGGTACGACGACGTCAACCTTGTTCAGCTGCGCGGCGGGTACTTGGACTGCGGTAACATTGCCGTAGTTATGCCAAACCAGGCTCATAGCGGAATACATGGTGACCCGTGGCATCGGTGTGACATATGCGATTGGGATTATCATGTATCTCAGCTACGACGCCAACCCGGACTAAGAAGGGGGTTGCTTGTCTGCCCGAAGTGTTGGGACAACCCCCTTACCTTCAACAGAGATTATGTCATTCAGGAGACTTTAGCCCAGAGCGCCGACCAAGAAATGCAGGTCGCGGATATTCTTCAGCAACCTGTTAACTCTGAGGATGATGAACGTTGATTTTTGGGAACCCCTACTCTTCTTTCGACTAGGGGGCTGGTCGGCCATGAGACGAAATGGGGTTCCCTAAAGGCTACTAGCCGCGAAAGCGCGAACTCTAGGAGGGTTCAATGCCACATACTCAAGGAAGATATCAACAAGATTTGGGCTTTACAGATGCGAAGCTTTTTGCAGGTCCGGGCGATGTTGTACAGACGGGAACTGTCGGTGTCCTAACACGTGTTCCTCCCGGCTACAACCTCGTTTTTCCGAACACGTCAAACTCGTTCGTTGGAGTGAATGTTTCGTCTTTAATCCAACGAAGGCTTGGCTTTTTTGAAGATTTGCAGGAGCAATTCGGCGGAGCGGGTATCTCCGGGTCGGCTCAGATTCGTGACTATCGACCTGACGTCAGGGGTACAGGAGCTGCGCCGGCTGGTATGTCGGTAGGACAGCAGCTGATTCCTCGCGCAGCCTTCAAAACGAAAGGCTTTCGTCTTATCTCGTTGGATGTTATCTACACCATTGCTGGAGCCAACCTTACTTCGCAGAATATCCGGATTGACTCGGTTCAGTACAGCAACAATCTCGCGCCGGTGAACACGGTGATTCTCGCGAGTGCGGCAAACGGTCTGGCAGTTGCGACACAGGCTCAACCCTATGTTACAACAGTCACCCCCGCCATTCAGCCGTATTTTACGCTCAACGACGCGTCCCTTTGGATTGACCTTGCAATCGTGACCCCCGGCGGTGGAACCTACACCTTCTTCGGGTTTGATGTTGCTGTCGAGTTCAACTTTAACTGACGTGGAAGACACATCCCAACTCGCAGTTAAGATAGCCAGGTTGGAGGAGCAAATCATCGCCTCTGCCACAGCCCTCAGACTGGCTCAGGCTCTTGCTGCGGCGGAGTTAAGGGCAGAACGTGCTCAGGTGCATAGCAACTGGAGTTCGGCTCTTTCTATCCTGTCTTTGCTCGTTGCTTTAGTAACACTTTTTTGGTCGCATGGGGGTCACTAAATGCACTGGGACGGCACCGTAACTCTTGGCAATGTACTCACGATGGCCGTTGTTTTGTTTCCAGTACTTCGTTTTTGGGTGGTTTTGACTGACTTCCCACCCCACCGACATGCTCGGGGTTATATCATCTACCCGAAGGGTATGGCCCCTAAGAAAGACGATATCGACGAGGTAATGCTCAATGGCAAATGATTTGAGTTCGAGGAGTTGGTTTATTGACACGGCGGGGCCGGGAGTTATCTATCAGCCTCAAGAGTTTATCAAGTTTATTGAGGTTGTTGGTGGAGGAGCTGCTGGTGCGGTCGGAAACGTGATGGCTGATATTCGCGACCGCAATAACAAGTCGATTATCCTTGCTCTTTATCAAACAGTGGCGATTGGTGAAATCCAAACGTACAACTGCGAAAATTGGTTCGAGGGTTTGATTGTCGCAACCCTCGGAGCGGGGGTGACACTCCGTGTCCACGTTAAGTAGCAATCCGAACTCGCTTGACATGGCCGATAGCCATGCTCGTCCGCTCTTTGAGCAGCTTTTGCAGAGCTGCGCTGCGGCGGGAGTTCCTTGCCGTATCGTCGATATCTTCCGAACCGCAACTCAGCAAGAGCAGAAGCTAGCCCAAGGGGTGTCCTGGACGAGCCACTCGAAACACGAGGCTCAGCCTCCCGAAGGAAAGTCGAAGGCCATCGATATTGTCCCTTTGTCCATACTCGGAGAACACAAGCCGAATTGGGACCCTACTCACCCCGATTGGCTAAAGATTGGGGTTATTGGTGAGAAACTTGGCCTCGAATGGGGAGGCCGTTGGACTCATCTCAACGGAGGGGTTGGGGACCCTTCCCACTTTCAAGACAACTGGAAGCCTTCTACAACGGCCTAGCTATGACAAAGTTTCTCATCCTATCCGACTGTGGAGACGGCGTAGGCCTTGCGGCTAGACTACAAGCCGAGGGTCATGACGTAAAGACGTCTATCTTTCAGTCGAACTTTGAGAATCAAGGTAAGGGTCTTGTCGAGTATGCAGATGACTACTCTTTTGGACAGACGGTCATCGCCGACGTGACGGGGTTTGGTCCGTTGCTCGACAAGTTTCGTGACGATGGTGTTCGTACCTTCGCAGGTAGCACTTTTGCAGACAAACTCGAGAGGGACCGAACGCTGTCAAAGGAGGTGATGGACAAGGCTGGCATATTGACCCCTCAGGCTGAATCTGGTCACAGCTGGGATGAGGCCGCTCGGCTTGTTGAGAAGTTTGGTGACATCTCGGAGAGGATTGTCATCAAACCCGAAGGCTCGCTGAGCGGCGTTGTCCCGTCTTACTGTGCATCGTCGGTTGAGGATGCCTTGTCTGTTATCGAGAAGTTCAAAAAGGAACACAACGAACCTGAGATTGACGTAACGGTTCAAGAGTTTATCGAAGGTATCGCCGTCTCGACTGAGGGGTGGTTCTTCGGCAAGGGTTGGTGTGAGGGTATGTTTAATCACACCATCGAACGAAAGGCATTCCTGAATGACGACAAAGGTCCGTCAGGGGGTTGCACCGGCAACGTCGTTTGGAAGTGCGACCCCGACGACCCTTTGGTGACAGAAACATTAACAAAGTTAACGGATGTGTTGCGTGAGCATCTCTACGTTGGCCCTATCGACATTAACTGTATTGTGAACAAGGA